TTTCATCAAGTTTGTCCACCATATTTTCTAGGACATCATATTTATCTTCAGGTAGGGTTACATAATGTTCTTCAAAAAGCTTTTTCATGCCTTCCATGAATGATTCTGTCATCTCAGTCTTGATTCCATTCTCGACTGCGATAGCATTCTCTTTCATCCATTCGTCGGCAACATATTCGAGGTATGCATCGGCTCTCTCGGTAAGTTCAACTTTAATTTCTTGAACTTGCTCGGTGAGTGCCTTTTCGTACTCCTCGTTAAGTTGATTTTCGATATCAGTGATCTTTGCATTGATAGATGCTTCAAAGATTGTTTTAGCCTTCTCTTTGAACTCTTCAGTTAGATCCTCTCCAGAAAGAAGTGCGTTAACATCTTCTTCGATTGCACTATTGAGATCGATCTTCTCGTCCTCTTTAGTTGCTTCCTCTTCTGCGACAACCTCTTGGGATTCGTCGGCTTCCGCTTCTTCAGCGTACTTAGGTGCAGTAGGCATAGGATCAGCTTTTCCAGCGTTCTTGGTAATCACATCTTTAACTTGCTTAATAGTACCTGTTGGTGTCTTAAGCATGTTACTGTTATCATCAGGCTTTGAGTTCTCTGGTGTAGGCCCACCAAGATCTTCAACAGCACCATTATCAGGAACGTAAGAAGGTGTAGATGGCATAGGATCTCCCTTTGCTGCTCCACTATTTACAGCTGTTTTAGATGGCTGTGTCTTAACTTCCATTTCTTGTAAATCTCCACGAGACATTTTGAACTCTCCGTCTGTTAAACGTATTAGATATCGTATAATCTATGTTTATTTATTAAATCAAAGATTTGATAAGAAGTTTTGGAAGATTTCCAACTTTTTCTCATCAAGTTGACCTTGATCTACTAATTTATTTATAGTTGTTTGGGTCTTCTCAATAGCGGCCTCTACTACCTTCTCAGGTTCAGCAACAGCAATTGCAGGGTGAGTCATAGTTTTTTCTTCTACAACTTGTACTGCGGACTGTTTTGCCTTTAAGATTCCAGCTTCCCAGATCCAATCAACTCCTTCCATGATGCCATTGACGAAAGCGTCAGGGGCAGAAGGGTCTGCAACTATATCAGCTGCAGTTGCAAGCATGAAGTCTTCACCAACGACTTTGTATCCTTCGCTAGTGTCCTTCAAACTTCCCATACCTCTTGATGATACTCCAAGAGTAACACCGTCATCCAATAATGACTGTGCAATTTTTCCCATTGGTGTATTGAGGATTTGTGCTTTACCAACAAAATTGGTTCCCTCTTTGTGGAGGTCTACAATCTTGTGAGAAACTCTGTCAAGATTAACCGTAGGGCCTTCGGGATGTCCCAACTCACCAAGAGCACGACCTTTGCCAACAAATGATTCGTTGTATCTAGAAACTTCTTTTTCAAGAGTCTCTACAGGATAAAAACGTCCATTTCTGTTCTTAAGGTTTCCTTGTAAAAAGATACCTTCAATAAACATATTTTTCTTACCGTCTTTTTCTTCGATAAGAACCTTGGCGGTTTCGATTTCTTCTGTAATGAGTTTCATTTTAAGCCTCAGGTTTTTCTTCTTCCTTCTCATCATCAGGTGCATCTACTTCAGCAGTAGGTGCTTCAACTTCCGTTGTATCCTCAACAGAACTAGGTGCTAGGTCAGGTGCTTCATCAGGAGCAGTTGGTGCTTGACCACCAAACATCCCAGCAGTAATCGATGGGGTTACAGCGTTGATATTCTCTTGTGACTTAGCATAAAGGATCTCTTTGATCTTATCATGCACATCAGACTGAGCATTATCAGCTGCAATCATATCAATTAAATCATTATCCATAACAGTTAATATATAAAAGATTACTTATTATTTATATTTCTCCGCCTTGAGGCATTTCTGGCGCCTCTGTGGCACTACCATCTACGCCAGGTTCTGTCGGTGCTCCCATACCCATAGGGTCAGGATTCATTGCCCCACCAGGCATTTGTTCTGGATGAACTCCCATTTGAAGTTGTTGTACTTCCATAGGATCAGCAACTAGACCATCCTTAATCTCCTGTTGCATCTGTTTGTTTATCTCTTCGATCTCTTCATCTTTCTGTTTTAGAATGTTTCTACGAACGTAATCAAGAGAAAAATACTTGCCAATATATGGGTCTAATGCGGCAACTACTCCAAGTCTTTCGTTTATGAGTTCAGTCTCTTTGAGTTCTGCAAAGTGGTTATCATATACGAAATCAAATTGTATGTGATCTGATAAAGTATCCCAATCTTCGGGAGTTACAATGTTTTTAAGAATACATTGAGTCTTTAACATATCTAAGAAGAGACGAGAAAATCTCTTTCTCATTCTACCAACAAACTTGGTAAATTTTATTTCATCTCTTAGTATCTCAGATGATCTACCTAAGTTAAATCCGTCACCTGATCCAGCAATACGAGATTCTGGAACTCCTAGTGAGCGGTATAGTTTCTTTTGGAAGTACTCGATGTCGCTAAGTTCGCCAAGATTTTGTCCACCTGGCAACGTAGTGATTTCAGTTCCTCTTCCGCCCTCACGTCGGGGGAGCCAGAAATCTTCGAGCATGGACATGTGTTTTCTGTCATCTCTAATTTCTCCTGTTGATGCGTCATATACTAGTTTGTTTCTATAACGATTCATTACCTCTTTAAGGTATTGTTCCGCTTTGATTTTTGGTAGATTACCTACATCAATGTAGAATATTCTACGTTCTGGCGCTCTTGATAGTCTGTATATAACAAGACTATCTTCAATCATTCTCAGTTGGTTGAGTGCCTTGATTGACTTATGTAAGTAAGAAAGAATAGTTTGTTTGTTTCTATCAACTAAACCTGAGTGACAGAATGTGATGGCATCTGGTGCGATCTTTACTGGTCTCTGTTTAGTTGCGAAAGGAGTTTGACCAATAGCACCTAAAGCATTTTTACTCTGAGTTGCACTAGGATCATACTGGTAATACTCTTCTATCTCAGGAGTTTCTACATCAGATGGATTATTCGCATTGACTCTCTTGATCGCTCCTTGTAATGTAGGATCTGTCTTGAGTTTTCTAACTAATTTTATTTTAAGTGGATCAATATATCTAACTTCCTTAAGTCCTTCTTCTGGTTTCTTAATATCAATTACCTTATGATAATAAATTCTACCATCAATATACCAGTTCCTTAATATCTCATGGCATTTGGTATCAAAGTTCATGACTTCTTTTACTGCCTTGAACTCTTCTCTAATTAATTCTTTAAGCTTCGCAGATGCTGGAAGATTCTCCAAATCGATTTCGACAGGAGAATCATTCTGATCCGAAACTATTGCTTCGTTTATTATATCTTCAATGGCAGAGTCCACTTCTGGATGCAGTGCCATCTCTCTATATCTTTTTATTAACTCAAACTCTGACTTAAATACACCATCAATATCAACATATTGGCCGTAGAAACCACTCGAAACATAATAGTCTGAGGAGTCCTCATTCGTCTGAGGTACAGGAGAGACGACATTCTTTGCAGCATCATCGTCCTTCTCTATTTTAAAACCAAATAATTTAGCCATTAACTCACTTCTACTGGGCTGTCCCAGTTATTTATATCTTATATTATAACACTATTATCGTGTTTCTGCAAACATTGAATTACCATCTGGTTTAAGAGCATCCCACCACTGAACTTGTAAATCAACTGTAAACTCTTCGATGGTGTCAGGTTGATCGTATGAAAGTTCAATTGCACTTATGTTAGTTGGGAATATTCCGTGGAATTTGTATGCCTTTAAAACAGGAACCTTATCCCCATTTTTAGGCCCATCTAATTGTGCAGTTCCCTGTGTTGAGTTCGCAGCAGCAATACCATTTCTACCTAACTGATAAACATATGCATCTGATTGATAGTCATTGGGTGTAGTATCTCCAGTTGCATTTTCTAGGTTATTCATACCGTTCATCCATCTTTCCATGGCATTACGGATTGCAAAGTCAGTATCGTTGATAACTGTGATTGTCCAAACATCAAATGTTCTGTCTCCAGCAATCTTTAAGTTCCTTCCTCTGAATGGAACGTCAATTGGAGTGATGTTAGATGCAGGGAGATTAGCAGCTTTAACTAGAAATCTAGCCTTCTCGTCAAAATCCTTTATATCACCTTTTGTTCCTGTTGGGAAATTTAGTATTACCTCGAACAGATTGGGACGAGCACCACCTCCGACTAGCTTCGATTTGAAGCTGTCTATCGTCCTCTTACCTATTTCTGGTGCGTCAAGTGCCATGAGTTAATTCCTCTCTTCTTGTGTATTTAGTAATTAAACAGATCCAACAACTTCATCAAAGCTGATGCCAGTTCTAGTTGCAACGAATGTTAATCCGATGAAGTTAATAGAACGTGCAGGCTTCACGAAGATGTCTGCCTTAAAGGTATTTGCATCAATAACATCTGGAGTGTTATTAGTTTCGTCACAAATAAGAACGAATTCTGCGATACCTCTTTTTGCTTGTACATCACGAAGATAAGGTTCAACAATGTTGACAAAGTTAGTTCTTGTCAAGTCATCGTTAAATTCAAATAATTGAGACCTTGATGCTCTCTCAATAACAGATTCGATTGTTAAGAACAAACGACGAACGTTAATTCTATCGAACGCTGATGGCACTTTCTGTGCAGTTTTGTCACCGAATAGTGAAATACCAGCGCCAGGTGAGAAGATTACAGGGTTGATTCTCTTAGGATAGAGTTGATCTCTTTGTCCCTGTGATGGGTTATATGCAAGTTTAACTGCATTGTTGATAGTTCCTCTAGTTGCACCAGCTGGTGAGAACCAAGGGAATGAGTTGATTGATGTTCTTGCCATCAATCCAGCGATATCACCATTTAGAGGAATGTATCTAAATGTGTTATTGAATCTATCAAAGGTATACTTATAACCTGAGTCGAAGACTCCATAAGATGTTGATTGTAAACTATCATAGAATTGTATGATATTTGCAGTCTGTTTGTCTGTGTCTGTTACACCGACAACTCCCTCTCTATAAGGTGAGATACATGCAATACAATCCTTTCTTGTAGTTGCAATACTAAGTAGTTTGTTTGCCTTAGCTTGTGCTTCGTATATGTTATTTCCACCAGATGGCCCTTGTATTAAGTAGTTAACTGAATACTCAGCAGGGTTATCTAGAACTTGATAAGAACTTACGACATCAGCTAAAGTACACTTGTACTCACCAACAGAACCGTAGTCATTACCACTCGCAAGAGTCATTACACTTGCACCAGAACCATTGAAAGTAACTCCTTGTGCCTTAGTTCCCCAAACTCCACCAGAATCAACTGCGTATCCACTCATCATTGTGTGTTTCATACCCACACCAGTTTGAGCAGCACCAACAAATATCTGATTAGAGAAGTTTGCGATGTAGTCTTTATAGTAAACACCTGTACTTGGTGAGATTCTTGCGTCAGAAGCTTTTGAAAGTCCAGTCCATTTTTCAATGATGTTTCCAGAAGTACCTGTTACAGATCCATCGTCATCAACAACAACGACATGGAATTCATCATTCTTAGAACTTCTTTCTGAAGCATACTCTGTAGTTGCTGGTTTAGATGCAAGTGACTTCCAGAAGACATTAGAGTTATCTAGACCAAGTGTCTGTTGATCATACCAGTCAATAATAGTGTTACCTTCTCTTAGATAAAGACCACTACCAACACCAGCATTTACTTGAGACTTCACTATAAATGTAGTATTTGCAAACGCTACAGTTGCTGCAGTATCCATAATTAGATACTGTTGTTGAGTTCCATACTGAACAACCTTACCTTCGTATGTTCCGTTAAGTGACTTAACTGTGTCGCCAGGAGCAGACTTAAGTGTATTGAAATCAGCACCGAAAGTAATTTCAGTAGAACCGATACCAACACTAGCATTGAATCTTGTTCTCTCTACACTCTGAGGTGTTCCTGATGTATTGAAGAATTGTAATCTATTTGGATGGTTTACGCTAGTATCTGATGTAGTGTTATCATTGTAGATACCAACATCATAACCTTGGAAAGATGCAGTTGAAGAACCTTCTTCATAATCTACTGCACTCCATACATCGGTAGTGATGTTATGCTTACTTACAACCTTAATGTCAACAGAACCAACGTTGATCTGTGTGACTATTCCTTTTAGATAACCTGTTTGAACTCCAACAGTACCATCTGTGTTCGCAACACTAGTTGAGAATCCAGCAGTAACTGCATATCCCACAACCATTCCGTCTGTACCGATTGATAGTCTTTGATCTGCTTTACCATCAATGGTGCAAATCTTAAGACCATTTGCCCAAGAGCCAGGGTTTCTTGCAGCATACATCCAACTTGTGTCTGTTGAACGATTGTTGTAATAATCTTCGGATGACTTGATTGACAAGTTTGTAATCGCAACACCAACAGGTGAGTTAGCATTGGATAGTGTTGCATTGTTTGTTCTTAATACTCTTAGGATTCCTCCATAAGATAAGAATGAAGATGCAGTCATCCAGTATTCATATTGTGCATCAGTAGATTTGGGAGCTCCAAATGTTTCTAGAAGATCGGCTTCAGTCTCAATTAGAACTGGTTCGTCTACAGGCCCCTTTTCAAAAGGCCCAGCGATAGCTCCAACTTGATCGTTGATTCCGTCTATCCTTCCTACAGTTAAGTCTACCTCTCTTACTTTAACGCCTGGAGATACTAGATTTAGCGTCATGTTGTGTTCCTCGAAGATCTCAGTTGTTTTTCCTGTTATTATTTAGAATTTAGTACTTTTTCACTGGGGAAACGGTGCATGAACCCTCTACCAGTCGGGGTATACGTCTATTTTATTTCTCTTTCTTTTCTTTTTTACTCTATCAATAGTACAAGTCTTACATTCATATGAGTATGAAGAAGGCACTTCACCCCTACTCTTCCTACTCAGATAGAATCCCTCTGTTAATGAGTATGTCTTACCGCAAGTTCTACATGTTCTTTCATGTAGAAACAGGACTGGTTCATCCAAGTCCATTATAAATTATAATCCCACATATATGACCTGTCTCCATATTCATCTACATTCCATCTAGTTCCTTCATCGTCTGTAAATGATGTCTCTTCAGTTCCATCATTAATGAATCCAAATGGTGCCATGTCTGCCTCTATCTGATCTCTTTGATCATCATAGACTCTCTTCCGTATATCATCATCTGTCATCTCTTTGAAATAATCTTGCATCACTAACCAAGAGAATATAACCAGACACATAGCAAGGTCATCATTACAACCTTCTTCTGCCTCAAAAGAATTGGACTTTTCAATAAAAGTAGTCAACTCTGCAATAATATTATAGTCTTTGATTAAAAGTTTATCAGATTCAATAAGTGTTTTTAAGTTAAGTGAACCTATTTTCTTTACAGTCTTAGACATCTTCACGCCCAACTGTACCTTACTACCAGAGAATCCTTGACCCAAAACTTGTCCAGCCCTACCTCGCATTGCAGTCATTAGAACATTTTCATATTCCATATCATAGAATAGTATTGATGCTATCTGATCTCCTATATCATTTACCTCACATAGGATGTATGCATTGTTATACGCCCTTGCAAATTCAGCTATAACATTAGGGAACAGCATCGGCTTAATAGTGTTGTTCCTATATTTTGCAACCACTCTATATGGAAACTCTGTAGTATCAAAGACAATGAAGGCAGAATAATCCTTCTCAACACCTCTTGCAACGTCAACAGTAATAGAATAATTATGTTCGTCTACTGGGTTTTCATATATCTCTCCTCCTCTCTTACCACGATTGATCGGTTCGTCATACACCATAGTTTTTAGTTTGGATGGCGAAATCAGAGTATCAACAGATCCTAGGAACTCACATTCAAACTCAACACGGAACTGTGCTTCTGATGTGTTCTTAATCGTTTGTTCTTTCCACGCTTCATCTCTACCTGGCACTTCTGACCAGTGAACGTCTGTGGTGACGTATTCGTTTCTACCTAGTTCTGCATCATGCCACAGTCGGTAAAAATGATTCATACCACGAGGGGTAGAAACAATAATTACCTTAGTAGACTTACCAGAACTAATAGTAGGATATACACTACTAAAGAAATCATCTGCTAAATGGTTGGCAACGAC